ATAATGAACTTTGATCTAGGAGTAGGGGCGATAGTTTTGCCTCAAGGCTCAAATGAGGGGGGGAAGTGTGAAGATGAAATCTATGAATTTGCCAAAGCGCATGACATAGAAGTCATTGAGATTTTCACCGACACTCTCAAGAGTCCTGTTACCGACACAAATATAGAGGGGATAAAATCAGCCGTTCAGGTTGTAGCCTCAAATAAGAATTGCGTCTTAATAACGTCAACCATGCGTGAGATAGAAGAGAACCTTGCGTGTGTGACTTATCTCATTAAGACCAAACCCCCTCTGCTGAGTACAGATGAAACTGATGGAGATGTTGTCTTCACAAGTAAGCTCTTAGAGAGAGCTGAAAAGATGATTGTTCACAGAAGAGAGAAACACGCTCAAAGCGTAAAAAGGGGGCAAGAAAGGGCGAGAAGATATAATCGTACTTCTGGCAATAAGAATTTCCTTGAGGCTGCTAAATTAGGTAATCAGGCTCACGCTAATAATGCTGCTGAATTTAGACGCAAAATACTCCCCATCCTCAGAGAGATTAGAAACGATAACAATGGGGTTGTAACCTATGAAGATTATAAGCGTGGGTTAGAGTCTAGAAATATCCTCACAAGGACTGGAAACAAAACGTGGCAGCGTTCACAGATAAGAAAGATGATTATGAAAGGAGAGCAGTAATGACAAAAGCTATATCAGATGAAGAGCTACATTTAAATTCTATGGAAATGAAAGTTGACCTTACCTATGGATTTAAAAAAGACATAGCTTTAAAGCATTTCAAAACAACTTTTGAGAGATTGGCTTATTTTCAGTTAATTAGAGAAATTGGTCATCACAACGTCAAATCCAGACGAGCCTCAAAAAATAAAGACATGAATAAAATGATTAAATGGACGAATGCCTCTCAGAGCCGTCAGGTCTTTACGAGGGTAATGGCAATGATAAAAATGCAAGATACATGGAAGTCAGTTACGGAAGTCGCTTCCCTATGCAACATAACAACCAAAGCTCTACGAACTATGATTGAGGATGCTACCAATTTGGGTTTATTAGAGAGGTGTCCAGATACCCATTATGTACGAGCAAACGACTATTCTGTTGGGATTTGGTTCAAATATGTGCAGACACTTTATGATGAAGATGAGAAATTTATTCGGCAGTTTTTTAATACTGTAGACGATTATTACAGAGCCAAAGAGGTGTGTAAATTAGCCGATTATGAGGAAGTGACTTCCCATTTATTTCGTGAAATTCGGTAGTGACTTCCCGTTGATTGTCCATTTAAAACCATTTAACCTACAAGGAGTAACGCTTAATGAACAAGGAAAAACACATGAACCTACAAAGTAGCAAACGGCTAAGAGGGTTAAGAGTTAAGAGGAATAGTGAAGATGTATATACAAGACGCATCTCAGTTCCTTGTTGCTCAGAGCATCACTTAGACAATGCTATCTTTTGCTTTGGGAAATTGCTTGATAAATTGTACGAAATTAAATCAAAAGATTTAAGCCGAAATCAACAGATTACGCTTATGTCTGATGAGATTTTAGAGTGCAATAGAAAGGTAAAAGGGGCAGCAGATTACTGTATTTCTCTTCCCAACAACCCAGAGTCCGAATTTAGGAGAACTCGTTGATTTTATTTGTATTTCTTAGGGTATTTGGAAGATGTATGGATTTGGAAGATGTACATCATTGTTTTTTCTACATAATTTTATTGAGCAGAGTAGTGGGTAATTTTTTATTGAGTCGAGCTAGTTGGTGTAACCCATTGAATAGCTTATATAATATAAACAAAAGTTTGGTGGTTTAGGCATATAGGTTTGGCGCATATTATATATTAGGACAGGATGCCATTCTGGTAAACCTGACTAACCTGACAAACCTAACAAACCTGACCTACCAAACTTAACTAAAATGAGGTTAAGTTATGGTAGAAGAAATCTGCAAATTAATACTAATTACAATAGGTCTTATTATATTGTCTTTCAGCCCAATTTTGTTAGCGAGCTGGTCATGGTAGGGAAGATAACAAGTAATGAATTTCTCTCTGGTTCTCAGATTGCAGCACTAATGGGAGATGATAAATGGAGAAGTCCTAACACCCTTTTGACTGACATTTTGGCTGAAAGAAAGGTACAGGGTTTTGTGGTGACACAAGTTGAGCAAAACGAGGCTATGGAGTGGGGTGATATTAATGAACCTAAAATCATAGAAGTAACTGCCGATAGACTTGAAATAGATAAAGTCACAGATCAGGTAAGAGTGCCTCACGACTATCACAACAACGGCAAGAAGTTATTTTCTGTGTCTCTGGATGGTATCCTTCATGTTGAGCGAAAGAAAACTATCACCATAGATGACAGAAGATATTTTGCGCCTCAAGGCTTAAACCTTGATTTTGATATTGAGGGAGATGGGAATATAGAAGTCAAATGCACTACCACATATTTCAGAGAAGAGCCTTTACCCTATCTTGGAGTGTGGCAGCTACAAGCTGGTCTTATGGCAACAAAGCGTAAGTGGGGAGTGATCTGTATTCAATATAATGGAAATAGATTGTGTCATTACTTCTACAGAGCAGACTCAAAAATGCAAAATGAGATTGTTGAGGCTTGTATAGATTTTTATAGAAGAGTTGAGGCTATAGAAAATGGGGGAGATATTGCCGATTATTTATACCCATCAAAAGACCCAAATGACCTAGCTCTAATCTATAAAACCCATGATGATGAAATGCCAGAAATTGACTTGGCAGATCATGGTGATGAACTGTTAGAGGTAATAAGACTCAAAAGCCTTATCAAGACTTCTCAGGAACGCATTAAGGAAATTGAAGCACCAATTATGGCTTCAATGGGAAATAGTGAGAAGGGGGTTTTGTATAATAATTTGGGGGAAATAATACTTCAGGTTAAATGGAGAACTACCCACTATAAGGCTAAACGAGCAACCTTAACTGAGGCTAAACCAGAACGCTTTGAGAGAGCCAAATCTTTAACGATAAAGGAGATAGCTTGATGGTTACATTTACAAATGAAAATGAGAAATTGGTCTATAAATTTATCGAAAAATATTTGAAGGAAAAACAGTTCTCACCAAAGCAAAAAGTTATGGCTGAGAAAACTGGTATCTCTGTGACGCATTGTGGAAGAATTGTAAATAAGCTAATCGACAGAGGGTTGCTAAAACGTACTGCCTCAAAGCAAGGGCTAGAGCTTATGTCAACTCAAAGTGAGGCGCATCAATAAAGGGTCTTCTGCCCTGTGACCTTCTTATGTCTATGTACTGCATCATAAGAGCGTCACAGGAGAGGTCTGACTCTCTAAGGCTATTTGTTGTCCAACAAGCCCCCCAACGTAAATCCACCTCTGTCTCTTTACTTGCCTCTTTCATTGCGTCTGCTATTTCGTCATAAAGTTTCAATTCCCATGAGGCTCTTCCATCAATATAAGCCATCAGGTCTACGGCTTTTCCTTCAAGGTGCTTACTTTTATATGTTTTACTTGCGCCTTTGGCAACTAAAGCCTCTTGCTCTTCTTTTGTCCTCATTCCACAGATAACACCAAAATCAATCTTGGTCTTCTGTATCGCTAGTTTTACTGTGTCCTGTAGAGCCTCGTCTACTCCAGCTAGTCTCTGAAAACTTCTTTGGCTTAGTTTGAACATTTAATACCTCTGCTTTTTTGTGAATATAATCTATCCAATCAAGGGTCATATCGCTGTGGAAAGCCTCACAGACTTTGCAGCGTAACTGCTCCTCAATTTTCTCAAGTGTGTGACCACACATACTGCATTGAGTCACTTAGACTTTTTAGCTTTCCTAGTCTTCTTCGACTTCGAGGTTTTTGAAGAAGGCTTTATCTGTTGGGAGAAACACATTAAAGAACGCCCCACAATTTCCACAGTAGAGGCGAGTAAGTCTTGTATATTTTTCATCAAATCTTTCATCAAAATCCTCATGGTCTATTTTTGTTGTATCGCTGTCGCAGTAGTAACATTTCACTTAGTTATGCCTTTTTGCTTCTCATACGTCCTTAGACCCCCAATGCCTAACATTCCACCTAAAACAGTTAAAAGCGTTCCCATATCAAATTCAGGTAATTCTGGGATATCTATGCCCCCAATAGAGCAGCCGAATATAATTAAATCTTTAAGAATAAAATGATAAGCAAAGGCAATAGCACAAACCCAGCCTACTGCTGGTCTCCATCCACCTTTAAAAAGTGACCCTGACGCTGCTTCTGCTTTATTAACTTCAATCTGTGCCAAAGCTATTTCTTGGGCGTGTTTGTCAGCCATTGTCGCTAACTCATGCGCTAAAGCTGCCTTCTGGTCTTTATCTTCTATAAACTTATCTAAAAGCCCTGTTACTGGAGCTACTAATGTATTTATGAGGCTCATTTCGGTTGTTCTCCATTTTTCTTAAAGGCATTAGACGCAATAAATGCTCCTATAATACCCATGTTGGATATGACCCAAGTTGAGGCTATTGAGCTTAAATGGTCTACTCTATCAAGAGGCACAATAGGAAGCATAAGCACAATAATAAACAAGGTTACTGAGATAGCTGAAAACCAGACCATGTAGCGTTGTTGATCTTCTTTCTTGTCTTGGTTCTCAAGACGTATCATTCTTTCTCTGAGGGCTATTTCATTATCTGTAATAACGCCATCACCATTAGTATCAGCCTTTTCCCAGACTGACCCTTTCTCTAATTTCTTCTGTCTCATTTCTTAAAACTTTCATTGAGTGAGTCTAAGACGCTATCTATATTAGGCTCTTTTCCATTAGGCTCATATTTGCATTGATACTCTACAGGGCATTGCCCCTCTACGACTAAAGTATAGGTATCATTTGCGCCTTTATAGAGGCACACTTGCTGTCCATTCTTTGCTTTTTTACGTTTGTATCTACGACACGTTATATACTTAGGGTCTTCCCTTATCCCTTTTCGTATCTCCTGTTCCCATGTCCAATCTGTTAGCTTTTTGAGAAAACAAGTATAGCAATTCTTTATATTGTCGCTTTTAGCCAGATAGATTTCGTCTTTATTCGTATAGACGCAAAACCATTCAAAAGTCTTTTGACTTATCGCTGTATCCGACACTCTTACTGGAAAGCATTTCTCAGCCCCTATCGAGATAGAGTAGGTACTGAATAAGAAGATACAAAGCGTAACAACCCACAAGCAAGACACCAGCAAGTAGGGAATATTGAATAATTGCATCTCTACGTCTTTGTCTTTCTAGTATAGCTTTGGCTCTATCCTTACGAATTTGCCCCTCTAATCTCAGCAAATCCTCCCAACTTTTTGTGCCATATTTGAATTTGATAAATTGCTGAAGGTCATATCTCTGGGTTTCTATCGCCTTAGTAGCCATCAAGCTCTCTACGGCTAATTTTTCTATTGAGTCTCCTGATAATAGCTTCTTATAGAAGGGTGGGTTTTTAGAGTATTCTTGGGCGTTCTTAATATCAGAGGCGCATTGCATCCAGCGACTTAAATCGCCTGTCATACTTTCTAATTCTCTGCCAACAGCAAATGCCTGTTTCAAAGTATTAAAGGCAGCAGTCGCACCAGAAATGGCTGCCGTAAGTGTAACAGGGTCTATGGGAAGTCTCCTAAGAGTAGATTAATTTAGTTGTAATAACACGCCTATAAGCATTGAAAGCACAGCCCCCATTCCACAGATAAGCCACATCTCTAGCCTCTTTAATCGGTAGAATAGCTCTTTGAATTGTATGTGTGTCTCAGTCTCAATCTTTGTGACTCTTTGATCTAGGGCTTTGGTCATGCAACTATTTCCATTAGTGTAAGATTACTCACACATCCATTTGATTGCACTCTAGCTGTTCCTGACCCATTGCTTCTATTAAAGAAAACAGAATACGTCTGTGCTGAAGTAGTTGAGGGAGAGTCCAATATCATAAAAGGAACATTTACTTGATTGTCTGTTGAAGATGTATTGTAAGAGGCATGAACATGGGCATCAGCTATCTTTGTGTCACTACTAGCTGCTCCCCTAAACACATCAATATTTACACCTGTATGTGTTGCGTTAGTAAATACACCATTTACAGAGCCAGTTACTAATATCTTATTGGAAGTTGACTGAGGTGTTATAGCTAGTGATAATCCTGTAGCTGTAACATCATCACCACTAGCGTTAACTGCTGAAGACGTAGTTGTTTGAACGACTTGCAACACAGACCCAGAGGGCATAGCTGCGTGATTTAATGTTGTTAGTGCCATCTGTTTCTCCTTATCCAGCTATTTCCATTAATGTAATTGTACATCCAGCAACTGGACTATTAACACCAACTGTTCCAGCTCCATTGGTACGCATTTGCGTCTTGTATGTTGTAGCTGATGTTGTTGAAGGGCTGTCTAAATAAGTTACATTTATAGAGCCGTACCAATCTTCCCCCTCTCCATTTCCAAAATACTGTTCTTCTAAGGAAGTTGAACCTCTTAATAAATTCATTCTTCCAGCACCATCTAAAGCCTTTGCCATTTGATGAACTAATACTAAAACTTTGCTAGTAGAAAAATTGGGTGTAATCGCTAGTGATAGTCCTGTATCAGAAAAACTTGCATTAGTTTCTAAAGTTTCTGATGAGTATGTTGTTGAAACAACTTGCAATACACATCCTGTAGGCAATGTCGCTGAAGTAATAGCTCCAGTAGCTAACTTAGCCGTAGTCACAGCACCAGTTCCAATCTTTGCAGCCGTTACACTTCCATCAGTAGGGGTAACAACAGACCCAACATCTCCAAGCACCCTTACATAGTCTATGGTGTCTGAGCTACTTAGCGTTGCGCCTACAGTTAGAGAAGAACCAGAAAGGCTCATAGATGATGGTTTCTGCACTACACCATTAATACTAACGATCAGATTATGAACACTCTCAGGCGCATAATTAACGCTATTATATTGAAGGGTATAAGTAGCCGTAGCTGAAGCCGTTAATGCGTCTAATTCTATAAAACGTCCATTGCTAGGTTTCTGTCCAACATAGGGCATTAGTCAGCCTCCTTAATTGTTAGCTTTTTATCTGCTACTTGTTTTAGTATTTCTGCGTAGTGTCTGTTATTAGGGTCTAGTGGTACTGACACAATTTGACCATCAATAGTGCAGTTAATACTAGCGTTTTCATTGTTATCCTTAAAGTATTGTGCTGATGTAATATTCATCTTTATAACTCCGAATCAAATTGCATCCTATAGGATGTATCATTGTTTGCGTATCCTTCTACTGACTGCCCTACACCAAACTCCGTACCACTCCATTGCATAACTAGAAATGCTTGTGTTACATCACTTCTTGTTAACCCTAAGCTAGTGAGTGTCTTACTTGCACTTCCGTTTGTAAGAATCCAATTTGCTGCTGTGGCAGTTAAAGAAGGAGTTGCTCTCATAATAGTTTTAAAAGGAAATGTCCAGTTGGCTTGTGTATTACCTACAACAGTAGGAGCAGACAATCTTGTGTAAGCATCTGTATAACCACCTAGTTGTTGGTAGTATCTTTCACATTTATATAATGTCTCTGCGTAGCTTTCGTGAATAAACTCGTGGTGTTCAGAACCAGCAGTTAGTTGAACGCCTGTGATGAAGAAGGTTCTGTTTGTACTGTCAAAGAATGAATCTCCCCCTTCAGCAGCATTTGAGTTAGAGTAACTTGCCCATGTTGAAGGTAGTGTGCCACCTTTATATGTGCTACCACAATGAAGCCAAATCCACAGTTCCAAACTACTCGCATTGTTATTATCCAAAGCACCTGTAGTATCAGCAGGGAAGGTTATTTCTACTCTTGTCCAATCCGTTGTCACACTAAATGTAGATGCTACATAACGATTATTATCGTTGTCATATAGTCCTGCAACGTAAGTTGCACTAGCATTACCTTTTACATAAAAAGACAAGGCAAAGGGTTTAGCGTCACTTGTGCCTTTTGCAAATGCTTGTAAATTTTGTCCTTCAAGTTTTCCTTGAAAAATAAGCATTTCACCTGCTGCAATAGAAGTATCTGCTGTGGTGCAAGCAAGTTTTAAGCTATTTGCAAAACCACTAGGAGCAGAACTATCTTGGGACATAGTTAAACGTCCTGCCGTTGTTGCACCAGTATCTAGTCTCCATCTATCAACTGTGAAATATCCAGCAGACGCACCTACTCCTGTTTCTGACGTTCCTCTCTGTGCCACGCTCATATTTCCATTGATTATTGCATTGACAGGCGTGGGTTGAGAAACGCCTGATGGTAGTATTTTTGATAATGGCATTTATTTCTCCTTACCCTACTAAAAAGCCTGAAAATTGAGTGTTATCTACTCCAGCATGAAAATTACCAGCAACTACTTTTGCATGAACAAAATCATTTGCTGACATTTTTATAACTGTAGAACCATGAAAACTCTCATAGTTACTTTCATCATTACTTAAATTTACATTAAACTTAATTATGTCTTGTGTATTTAAATAAAATTTTACTTCGCAATCATTTTCTCCGTAAGACATTGCAGAGAAACTAAAGAAGTAAATTCCAGTTATGGGTGCTGTAAATTTTCCTGTGCTTGTGTTGTAGTGTCCTCCTACATTATGACACCCATGAGTATCTTCATCATTTGCTCCAGCTTCACCAAATACTATATCTCCAGATGTCTGATTAGTTATTTCTGATGCTGGTCTTGCACAAAATGATGGTCTAGCTGGAGTAAGAACTCGCCCTGTGCTATCCACAGTCATAGCACTTGTACCATTAGTCGCTCTAATAGTACCTACGTCTAAGTTTCCAGAAACGGCAATATTAGTATCTAACTTAGCTGATGTTACGCTCCCATCTGGGGGAACTGTTGTCTGCAAAGCCTTACCTAAAAAGACGCAATAACAACTATCGGATGAGCTAATGGCTTCACTTAGCGTTAATGCCGTTCCTGTGGCTTCATACGCCTTACCAGAGCCTTCTTCCTGTTTAACATTGTTGATGTAAAGCAAAATCTCTTTGCCACTAGCCACAGCATGAGAAAGGGTGTAGGACGTACCCCCATTTCCTGTAATTGTCTGTTGAGCAAATGACGTATAATTTGCGTCTGGTTCATTACCGACATAACCCATCTCTTACTCCTATGTACTGATCGCATCAACGGCAGACACAATAACGTCTAATGAACTTGCTGTGTCTGATTTGAAATAAAGTCTATCGCCTGATATCACCACAATTTTAGCTCCACCATCAATCAACTCTAGGGAACTATGCGCTGGAATTGTGACCCCTTTTATCAGGTAATAATTATTGGAATTTGTGATATAGGCATCTGCTGTAATCGCATTGCTTGTAATATTGGTCATTCGGATACCAATTATACAATCGTAACTATCAAAGTTACTTCCATCAGGTATATCGGTGGCAGAAGTACCAATTTCCCTCATTTTATACTGTCGAAAGTTTTGTGCCATTTATATCTCCTAATTAAAGTGCGATTGCCATAGAAACAGCGAAACCTTCAGTAGCCCCTGTTTCGATTGCCGTCCAAGTTGTGTTGCTAAGATTAAAAAAATAAAGTTTTCCATCAGAGCTATTCTTGTATAAAGCTCCGTCAGTTAAACTCGCCCCATCATTATCAACTGAAGGTGCTGACGATTTACTACCCAAATATTTGTCATCAAATGAGTCATGTGATGCAGCAGCTTGTTCAGCCCAATATTTCGCTGAATAGCCAGAGTTATCTACTGTACCCCCTGTGTATGTAGCCCAATCTTTAGCTGAACCACCATTAGCTGCTCCTCTACGTTGCGCTCCTACTGCATATTCTTTTGCGCTATATTCTGTGCCGTCTACTGTACTATCTGTGTCTGTACTCCATTGTTTAGCACTTCCACCTCCAGAAGAGTCAGTTACGCCTGTACCACCAACAGCCCAAGCCTTTGACGCATAACCTTCTCCATTTTCAGCCTCACCATTAGTTTTAGTAGCCCAAGTCTGAGATAAAGTTGCAGACGTAGCACTTGCCGTAGCTGAGTTAGCTGAAGCCGTTGCGCTTGTACTTGAGGCATTGGCTGACGTATCGACATACGCTTTGATAGATTGTTGTGTCGCTAGTTTCGTTGCAGAATTAGACGCAAAATTATCTTCATCTAATACAGCCGAACCTGATACGCTTGTGTTTAAAACAGGAGATGTTAGGGTAGGGGTTGTAAGTGTTTTATTTGTTAGCGTCTTTGTTGTCGCTGCAAGATAAGTGTCAAACGTATCAACACTTGTTTGACGCATTGTACCATTATCATTTGTGACTATTCCATCACCACCAGCAACAGCCGTAGTGCCTACACTTGTATCCCCATCTGTTATGTTTAGCTCTGTGGCCGTAGCCGATACATTTGTGCCACCTATATCGAGTGTGGTCATGGAAACCTCTCCAGCCACAGTCAATAAGCCACTTGTGATGGTCATCAAATCGGTATCTGAGGTGTGTCCTATGGTTGTGCCATTGATATTAATATTATCAATCACAGCCTGAGTAACAGCAGAGTTAGTGCCTAATGTAATGCCATCTATAGCCCCACCATCAATATTCACACTTGTAGAGCTAAAGTCATTAGCCGTAACGCCTCCACCATTGGCAATAGTTATAGCTGCATCACCATCTGTATATTGTATCGCTGGAGTCTTTAAGGCAGTAGTCGCAGTAATATTTGTGCCTGAAGGTGAGGTGAGGGATGTAGCTCCTGTGTCCATATTCTTCAGGTGACTCATTAAAGCCCTTAAAGAGTTGTTCACATTAGAGGGTGACATTCCCTCTGAAATGTCGATACCATCAATATCTGTATTTGACCCAGCCGTTGCCGAATATTGTGTGATGTTTGATTTTGTCATTGTGGTCTATTCCTTTGTTGAGTAGCACTAAAATATGTAGTTGGAACTGTTAGCGATAATACAGCGTTTGCTATTTTTCTAGCTTGTTCCTCTGTTACAGGCTCATTCCTATTTACCCTTGCCAATAAGTCTAATATTTCAGTTGAGGTAGCTGGTAGGTCTGTCCTTGCAGAAGATGATCTAGCTGTTAAAACGCTAGTTATTTCTTTAAGAATTTTCTTAGATTCCTCAGAGGCTTTTTCATCTGTAGCTCCAGTAATAGATGTAACTAATTTTTTTGCAGCTAGAATGGGTTCTGCTTTCAATAATTCTTTAAGTGGGGAAACATTTGATAATTTTTTAATATTTTCATCAATGGCTTGTCTAGCAAACGTCTTAGAATTATCGCTTACATTCGCCTTTAGATTTAGAAGAGAAGTAGCCTCACTTATCTTCTTCATTATAGTTGTTCCATCTTTAGCCCCTAAGAGCGTAACCATTTTTGCTCTTGAGGAATTAGAGGATAATATTGTCAATAACTTGCGTATTTCTCTTGAGTCTTGATTAGGGTCAGACGCAATTCTATTTACATCAGCTAGTACGTCATCAATGTAACTTCTTACCCCTTGCTTAACAGAAGCAATTTCAGGAGCAGAAGCATTTTTTGTGTACTCAAGAACGTCATTTCTCTTAGTGCGTTGACTTAGTAAATCATAGCCAAAGTTTATGCCTTTTGCTCTTCCAATATTATCGGCTGCATTATCAACGGCTGTCTTATAGTTAGGGTTTAATTCCTTTAGAACATTTCTTATTTCTCTGGATAAAGAGACAAACTTAGACCCTTTTGCAGACATTCCACCAAAAGCCCCTTTGCCCTCATCAGCAAAGTTATTTAATCCTCTGGTTATGTAATCAAGTTGCGTAGTTGATGGAAGCTCTGAGAATACAGGCTGTCCATTTTTTATAGTTACTTTAATTTGCTTTGGGTTGATATTTCCTAAAGCACTATCAACCTTTAATAATGAATTGGCATCCTTTACAGCACCATCTGGAACGGCTTTTAATAACTTTAATAACTTTTGCCCTAACTCTCCTGAGTAATCAATGGGGGTAGAATAGGCGTTTTTATAAAGAGTATTAGTTTGAGAGCTTGAGCCTTTTTTAAGATTTTTAATAAGTGACTCTTTAGCTACAGGAGACCCAAGTAATTCATCAAAGGTCTGCCTTAACTTATTTATCATTATATTTGAGGCTTCACCAATTCCCTTATTCGCTATTGATTTTGCTGCTCCTGAAGATTGGCTTGTAACGTCCAATAAAGACGATAGAGATGGGCTTCCTTGAGCCAACATAGAGTCATCTCCAGCAGCTTTAAGATTACGCCCTATTGCACTAACGTCATCAGTTTTAATAGCATCTCTTAATATTCTTGTTGCGTCTTGAGATATATTTAAAGCATTAGATACGGCTTTATTAGTTAATTCTCTTCCACCTCTCAACACATCTTTCCCAATAGAATAGCCACCCTTAATTATACTTCCAAGAGAGGGGGATGCTCCACCTAGCCCAGCACTTAATAAGCCCCCAAACATTCCTTCACTTCTGGCTTTAGCTCCTCTTTCTTCAGGATTTTCACCCATTCCATATCCAGATATAGCCCCTTCTAATGTGCCTATACCTCCAGCCGTTGCTCCACCTAATAATGTTTTTCTAAGTAAGGGGGCTTGGCTGGTTAGATAAGATGGAACGCCATAAGATATTAGGGGTAAGGTTGAGTACATACCCCCAGCTACATTAAGACCCAAAGCTGTTTTTGGGTTTTTCTCTTTATATTGCTTATCAAGCTCTCTAACAACTTGTGTGTCTATTTCTGCTTGTGTGTTACCCAGACCTAATGCTTTGGTTGTTTGCCCTTGTAGTTCATCAACATATTCTCTTAGAAAAGGAACACCCTTTAAAAATTGTAGGGTTGAACCTCTACCACTACCAGACTCAAGTTCTCTTTTTGCTATTAGAGCAGTATCCACATACTGATTTCTCTTTGGGTCAAAGACAAACTCAGAAGGTACTTTTCCAATAGTGCCGTCTTTGTTAAAGCCTTTTTCTTCTAATTCTCTGTTTTCAGCTTTAAGGAGTAATTCTGATGTGTCAACAGAGGAGATATTATTTGAAGTTGTAGCTGTATTGCCTTGATTAGCCTCTCTTTCTTTAGCTAATCTAAGTAGTTCCTGTACATCTGCCATATTATTATTGTCCTAAAAGTGGTTCTAATTCTTCTAGTGAGAGATTATTAATCATAGTTTCCCAATCGGTAGCGTTAATATTATTGGGTCTGTTCTTTCTCAACATAATCTTCGTATTATTTGGGATGGGTTGTGCAGCACTAGAACCATCTGCCTTCAGACCCAAAGACTCTAAAGTTGGAAGAGGTGGAGGTATTTCTCCTTTAGAAAAAGCCTCGAAATATGCTTTTTTAGCCTCAAAACCAAGTTTAATTTTATTCAATATTACTTGTAATCTTTTAGCATTTTCTTGTGGAGAAGCTGCTGGGTCAAAAGCTCTTTTAAGTATATTTTCCCCTTCTTTTTCACTAAATTGACCACCTAAAATAACTTTTAAACTTTCCTGAACTACGCTTTCTATTCGTGCTTTTGTATTAGCTGTATCTGGATATATTAATTTTAGAGCTGCATCTCCCCCAAAATACTGTGTTACTCCTTGTGCTAATCCTGAAATATTTTCGTTTGATTTTAAGGTGTTTAGGGCTTCTTCCAAATTATTAATGTTTCCAATCATATTGCCATAAGTTCCTAGAAACTCTGAGCCTTGTTTTTGAAGGTCTTTGTAAAATTCGGTGTTATTTAAATCGCCCCCTGAATTAACATTTACAACATTGGCTGGCTGCTTTGTCATTGCAATGAGTTCTGCAATAGATTT